CGGCCACCCCGCCATGTTCGCGCGCTGGATGGAACTGGAAGCGGATCGCGCGCGGCTGGATGCGATGATCGATAATCTCTGGCGCATTGAGGTTGCGAGAAGCAGATTGTTTTGGGTCAAGGATCGCATGTTGCGCTACGTAACCAACGGGAATACTCCTCGCGAAGCCATCGACGCAGCTCGCGCGGCCATGGAGAAAGGAACAGAAGATGAGTAAAGCCGATCTCGACGATACAATTTCTAAATTAGTGGACGCCTGCGCCGCGAAGGACGCGGAAATCGAGCGGCTGATGAAAGAGCGGGACGGGAACGAGAAATACAAGGTCTCCTGGGAATCAAAAGTTGAGCTTATCAATGAGGCCGCACGGCTGCGGGAGGCGCTGGAATTGTGCGAATGGTCGAACGGGAAATGCCCCGTTTGTGGGAGGGCCATCAATGAAGGCCACAACAAAATTTGTAGGCTCAGCGCCGCACTCGCCGATTCCGCAGAGCCACCGCAGGAGAAAAAAGCGGAATGAAGTCGGAGGCCTATTTTTCAGAGTGTCGAGCGTTTCGTTACTGGTTGCTGCGTGTATGGGACGACCGTCTTCCGATTCTCGGAGTCATCGGCGTTAATCCTTCAACTGCGGACGAGACGAAGAACGATCCCACTATTCGCAAGGATATGGGCTTTGCGTCGCGACTTGGGTTCGGCGGAATCCTCAAGTTGAATGTTGGGGCATTTAGAGCTACCGATCCCCGCGACTGGCGTAGGGCCACAGACCCAATAGGACCGGAAAACACGGCGCTCCATTTGAAGATTTACGCCGAGCGATTCCACGTAGAGTCGATGATAGCGGCATGGGGAAAGAACGGAGTTTACGCCCAGGAGCAATGCTCTGCGATTGCGAAGGAGTTTCCGTCTTTACAATGCTGGGGATTCAATGGGGACGGCACGCCGAAGCACCCGTTGATGCTGTCGTACACGACTAAGCTGCAACCATTCGCACAGCCCACGAAATCTGATTTGACTCCGTCGAAGGATGATGTGCCCGCGTAGACTGCGTGGGCGGAAAAGAGGATTTTTGTGCTGGCATCGGCGTGGACAGAGACACGCATCCTATGGGATTTAACGGAGAACCTCCGACCAGAAGCGTCTCGGTGTTCGACGGCGCTGCGGTTCAGTGCGGTGCAATTCCGACATGCCAGATTAGAAAGATTTGAGATGGAATGGGAGATTTTATGATCGAGAATGACGGATGGAACTACCGAAGCAAACCTACCGACTATGGCGACTGCCGCAAGTTGGTAACTCTCGAAGACCAGGGAATGATCTGGATAGGTATCCGCGCATGGCACAACATTGAAAAGCGCTGGTACAACGGGAACGAGCCAGAGCGCTGCAATGTCCGGGCGTGGCGGGAAATGCCGGAGATTGCTGGTGGTTGGTGGGAGCGCGGGAAATTGCAGATTCCCGCCCCCGCGGCACTCGGTAGCGGAGCCGAGCACGGCGGAGTCAATAGCAGCGGATGGCGTCCGATTGAGAGCGCACCGAAAGACCGCGATAGTTTTGTTGACATCTGGTGCGTGAGTGACGACCGCGCAGATGAATGGCGCGAAACCGGGTGCTGGTGGAACGCCGATAGGAAGCTCTGGTGCAACCATCACATTAGGATTTCTCCGTCGAATGTCACCCACTGGATGCCGCGGCCCGATCCGCCCACGAGCGCGGACCAGCCTACGCCGGAGGCAAAGCAGGAGCGATGCAATCACGTGACCTGCCAGCTTGCGGGAATGCACATCGGAAACTGTAAATTTGCAAAGCAGGGCAGCGGCGCGGGAGAGGAGAGCGGAAAGTGAGCCTCGATCCTAATAAAATCGGGATAGCTGTTTATTGTGGAACTTGCGGTCAGAGGAAAGCCCCGATAGGGCGCAGTGTTCCATTTGCGATGTCTATGTGCGAGCGAGAGTGTCCAGGATATGAACAAGAGCCTAAGCCGGGAAGCTTGTGGCCTCAGGAGTCTGAAGAGGATTTCGGATATCCGGTCTTTAGCAATGACGGTACCACGCTATCCGCCCACGCAGTCTACGAGAGCCAGAAAGAGTGCGGTGGAGTTAACGGCAGGGAAAATCAATCAAAGGGGTGAATTCAATTGAGATGAAGAGAGGAAACAATGTCTACGGATAGTGACCACGTCCATAAATATAAAAAAATCCTTATTGGAAAAAAGGATTATTATGTGTATAAATGCGTCCAGAATGGCTGTGCCCATTACTTGCCTTTGAAAGCAGCTATTGGTCGACAGACAGTATGTTGGGGTCAAGGACCGGATTGCAAAGGATTCACGTTCATTACTGAAAAGAATGTTGAATTGAAGACATTGCATCCCATGTGTGAGCCTTGCCGTGAATGGCGTAAGGAACAGAGAGAATCTTTGCAGACTATTCCAATGATTGAAGGAGAGATTGAAGAATGAGGCATCCTGCATTTTGCGCTTTTGTTGATGAAGAGGACAGAATTGATTTTTCTGATCGTATCAATGATAGATATAATTTACGGTTTAGTTATGTCTCTTTACTAGGCCTAAGCCAAACTCAAATTCTTGATATTGCATTAAAGAGCCAAGAAATTGTCAGTTTGATTGATCGAGAAAACAAAGAAAGAAAACAGCAAGCATTAGATCAACTTGAAGTCATTGCAAAGACTGCTCAGGAGGAGGTAAGTAATGATTGAAGTACAAATCAGACGCCCCTATCAAGAGCTGGAAGAGAATCTAAGCGTTGTTTATGGCAGCGGCTTAGAAGGAGTAGGATGTACTGAGTGTGGAGAGTACACATATCGAAAAGATAGAAAAATCTATCACGAAAAAGCTTTAGTTTGGATAAGTCTTGATGAGTTAAAAGACCTACTAAAAAACAAAAATGCCAACGACTAACGATCAACAACCTAAAAGGGGAGTCTTTGCATTATTCAAGGGCGCGCCCAACAGTGGTAAATCAGTAGGCTCACTCTCCTTCCCGAATCCTTTTGTACTTGACTTTGACAGGAAAATGCCGACAATTGGTGAGAAACATTTTCCTGGAAAGTTATTCAGTTGGGAACATTTTGATGATGTATTTCAACTGTCTGATTTCTTACGCCCCTGGATGCAAGCAACTCCTGACTCAGCCCTAGCTTGTCCCTATGAAACACTCATTGTCGACACGTTAACCTCCCTTTCCACAACAGTACTAAGGAGCGTCGACAAAACTAAAGGGACAAATGCCGTGGAATTAATGGGCAAGTTATCTAAAGATAAAGATGGAACTAAAACAGTAGAAGTCATGGGAATGGATTACTACAACGCCGAGGCTAACTTCTTTGAGCGTTATTTCATTGATAATTTGAAGATCCTTTGGGCACGACCAGGGAATCCTAGGCACGTAATAGTTATTGCTCATGAAATTACTGTTGAGTCTGCACCTGATTTACGCACAAAACTAGTTACGCGCACAAAATCTATTTTGACCGCAGGCAGGAAGCCGGCAGCTCAGATCCCTAAGTCATTTGATGAAGAGTATGTATTCAGACTAGAACGACCGTCACTTGGTGACTCTTTGAATAAAAGTAAGCGGTTCTGCATTACAACCCCTGATTTAGATGAAGATGCAAGGACTGCTTACAATTTTCCTGATAAAATAGACTTTACGAATAAGTCTTTGTATGATGAGTTGAATAAAGTTGGCAGATGGGAGGAGAAATGAATCAAGCTTTTTCAGCTAGAAACCTAAAGCGTTGTGAGTCCCCAGAAGGGTTTAACCACCCCCTAAATAGTTGGTCACTATCAGACTGGATGACAGCCTTTGTCGGAGAAGTAGGAGAGGCAGCTAATGTAATTAAAAAGTTAAATCGAGTACGTGATGGGATTCCTGGAAATAAAGAAACCCCAGAACAGTTAAGAAATAATTTAGCTGAGGAGCTTGCAGATGCTTACATCTACTTAGATCTTCTATGCCAAGCGGCGGAAATTAACTTAGAAAGTGCTGTTGAGCAAAAGTTTTTTGATACCTCAATAAGAATTGGGTATGAGAAATAGCTTTTACTGCCTAGGACCGAGAACCTAAGCAAATATTAACAAGAAACCTCTAACAAATAAAAAGGATAAAAGAAAAAGTATGCCCGATGTAACGTTCACACAAGAAGATATTGTCTCCTCCGTAGCAATGGAGGCAGGATGGCAACCACTCGCATTAAAAGACATTAATGAAGGTCCTGGAGGAAAAGATCCCTCTTCAACTACTTGGACTTGTGATTTCGTAGTCCTAGATGGCCCTTATAAGGGAGCGATGATCAGAACCTTCTTTAGCAGTAAGAGAATGCGAGATGTAATTAACTATGTATCTTGCTTCGTAGCGAAGCCGGTAGCTGGTCAGTCCTATCCTCTTGAAAGTACAAAGGATAAACCGGTCATGGGTTATTGTCAACACGACCCCTCATTTAACAATAACAAGGTTGTATCATTCAAGCCCGTTGGGAAGTAGAATTTCTTTAGCGCGCTTGTCCTGTTAATTCAAGATGGGCGTGCTAATTTTCTGAGTAATAAAGAAATAGCAAACTAAGGAGAAGGAAATGCCAACTTTTAATTTCAGACTGACTGCAACAGTCTATGCAACTGACGAACAAGCGGCGAGAGATGCAATCAATAACTTAGCCGGCATTGACAATATTGATATTGAAGATGGGCCGGATGAAGAAATTGCTGTTGATGAAGATGATTCTTCAGAAGAATAAATAAAAACAATATTCACTGGTTAGCTCAAGGAGCTAAATAACGCTGCCGCCGCAGCAGTGAATAATCTCGGGGAATGTGGCTGAGTGTGCATTCCCCGAGAGTTTTCTTTTGGCCTGTTTTGATCTTGGGAACTTGGTAGCCTCCGACAAGGTAATCCTTATCAAGATAGAATGCAAGCAAGACAGGCCAAATGAAAAGCAATATTCAGAAAACGAACATTGAAAGAGGAAATCCTTGCCTGAAATTGACATTAACTTAATTGTTCATGATGAGCTGAATTTTCCTGAAGAAGTTATTCAACCTATTAGGGAGTCTATTGCTGAAAAAGGTTTATTTCATCCTGTCTTGGTTCAGCGTGTTGGATATGATCCTGATGGTGGAGGGGCAATTGAAGAATATAAGCTTATTGCAGGCAAGAAACGTTTGCGCGCGCTGCAACAGTTAGGTATAAAAGTAGTCGATGTTAAAACTTATCCCTCAGACTTAACTACAGACCAGATCTTAGAGCTAAACCTTCATGAAAACCTAAAGCGCGACAATGCAACCTGGTACGAACAAGTTGAAATGCGGAAGCAACTTCACGAACTACGTCGAAGAATGCACGGCGGCGCGCAAACTCGCGGGGGCTCCATTTACAGGGAAAAAGGCTGGACACAAGCAGATACAGCTCGTGAACTAGGCATTGCCGTTGGCGTTTTGAACGAGGACATTCAACTTGCCAATGCAGTAGCAACTGATCCCAGCCTTTCTAAAGTCAAGGATAAAATTACAGCATTAAGGCTAATTAAAAACAGAGCCAAACGTGAGGAATCACAAGCTTTTGCGCTTTTGCCTTCTGATTTTGAAATGAATCAAGTATTCTTAGGAGGGGCTGAAGAAATTCTGAAGCAAATACCTGCTAGGACCTTCGATGCTTGTATAACTGATCCTCCCTGGTCGCAGTATGCTAGAAATGAAGAACTAACTTCAGACCAAGTTGATTTAATTCCAGTCTTCAAAGAAGTATTTAGAGTTCTCAAGGACGATAGCTTCCTATTTGTAATCACATCGAGTACAGACCAACCTCATTACATGGCTGAACTTCCCAAGTTAGGATTTGCTGTTCAGCAGTATCCACTTATCTGGCAAAAGAACAGAACTATAACGCACGGTCGACGCAATTGGGAATTTGCACGTGACTATGAGCCTATCATTCTTGCAGTCAAGGGGAATCCAATTTTGAATTCAGCAACTGAAATTAGCAGCATATTGAATCATCCAAATCTCCATTACAGCAAGATGATACATCCACACGAGAAGCCACCTGAACTGTTACGTCAGTTAATTAAGAATTGTTCCTACGATGGAAGTTGCATTTTGGACCCCTTCGCTGGAAGTGGCGTAACTTTAAGTACTGCAAAGGAATGCAATAGACAGTTCATTGGCATTGAAAAGGATTTAGCTTTCTATAATCAAATTGTTAAGAGGCTTTATGGAAGGTAAATTTAATCATTATCAGAAACAACGAGAAGAAGATGATATGGGATCTCCAATGTATGAAGTTACAGTGTCTCAGTGTTTCTTTTGTGAAAAAGACTCTGTCTGTTTAGCTATAATTGAAATGGTTCCTGGCAGTGCTGGAATAATTCGTCTTGTCTGTGAAGACCATAGAAAATAGAATGCCAAACTACGTAAAAGGCCATGGACCTAACTCAGCAAAGTTGATGGTAGTAGGCGAAGCTCCAGGAGCTGAAGAAGAACGACAAGGTAGAAACTTCGTAGGAGCTACAGGTAAAATTGTTCGCGAGTCTCTTCGATCCACAGGCATTGATCCAGAGTCAGTTTACTACACTAACGTAGTAAAGATTCGTCCGCCATCGAACAGTATTAAAAGATTAAAGGAGTATGGTCAAGAAATTAAAGATTTTATTCCTCAACTCTGGGAAGAGATAGATTCACTTCAGCCAAATTGCATATTAGCTTTTGGAAATACAGCATTGACTGCATTAACTGGCCTTGAAGGCATTGAGTCCTACCGAGGAAGTATCCTTCCCTCTTGCTACGGAAGCAGAAAGGTAGTCCCCACTATTCATCCAGCCTCTTTAATGCATGGTGAGGGTGATGGAAAGCTAAGGTCTTGGGCCGATTTAACTTTCATTAAGTGGGACATTGCTCGCGCTGTTAAGCAAAGTGCTTTCCCCGATATTCATACCCCTAAAAGAAACTTAATAGCCTGCAAATCCAACCTTGAACTTTATAGATTCTTGAATAAAAATGCTGATAAGAAATTAGTAGCCACTGACATCGAGACATTTAAGACAATTCCAGTTTGCATTTCCTTTGCATTTTCAGCAAATGAGGCAATTAGCGTTCCTCTTTTCTCCAACTTGGCAAACAATGAAGATTTTCCATTAACAAGAAGCGACGTAGTTCAAAACTGGAAAGATATTGCAGAATTCTTAGGAGATAATCATGTTCAGAAAATCGGCCAGAATTTTAAATTTGATGAGTTCCTTTTGGCCTTGTCGCTTAACGACACTCTCCCAATTGGTCTTGTTACCCGAGGTTTTTACTTTGATAATCTTCTGGCATTCCGTACCTTATATCCTGAACTTCCGGGCTCGCTTGCTTTCCAGACTTCAGTCCTAACAGAAGAACCTTATTACAAAGAAGAGGGAAAAGGCTATAATCCAAAAAAAGACAAAATAGAAAGGTTATTACTTTACAATGCAAAAGACTCAGCAATCAGTTACGAATGCTACGAACGCGAGCTTGAGGAGTTACGAGCTAGAAATCTTGAGTCATTTTTCTTCGAGCGAGTTATGCCTCTGCATCCTTTTTATTCACGTATGGAGAGAAGAGGAATTAAAAGGGATGCCTTTGCTAAGGCGTTCCTTGATGAAAAGTATAAAGATCTCCAACAAGAGAGACAAATCGAGCTTAATGGACTTTGTGAACCCTACGGAGTCACAAATCTCAACGTCAACTCCAACGGAATGAACAATCAAGTTGGCAAGCTTTTGTTCGTTCAAATGCAATTGCCAATTAGAAAAGGAACAGATGAGAAGACTATTGACGCCATTAGAAGAAATGTCCTCAAAGGTACTTCTACGGAAACTTCCGCGAAACGGAGAATCCTGGAACTTATCTTACAAATCAGAAAAATCAGAAAAACCAGAGGAACTTATATTGACGCTAAACCTCACAGTGACGGCAAACTGCGAACGAGTGTCAGAATTATGCTCGAAAGTGGTCGCACTGCTACTGGAATTCTTCAGCCACCAGTAACTACTGAGAAGATGGGAATTGCATTTCAGACTATAACTAAGCATGGAGAGTTTGGTTCTGATTTGAGAAGCATGTTCGTTCCTGATTCCGGCTATGTTTTCATTGAACCTGATCTTTCACAAGCGGAAGCAAGAGTAGTAGCAGTTCTTGCAAGAGATGAAAAGTTAGTGAAAATGTTTGAGTACCAAGTTGATATTCACCGGGTAACTTCCTCCTGGGTTAAAGGTTTGCGCGTTTGCTTTCTTGACGAGTTTTTCACAGAACAGAATCCTCACGAATGCCAATCACTAGCAAAGAAAATCAATAAAACATTGAAAGAAACTACAACTGATGATGAACGGCAAACAGGTAAGAAATTCAGGCACGCAGGGCATTATGACATGGGCAAGCATGAAGCAAGCGAACAGATAGGCATACCTGAGTTTGTTGCAGGGCAGATTTTACAAAAGTTTCATGCGACTAATCCGAATATCAAAGGGGTCTTTCATGCTGAAATTAAGGACTTCTTGAATAAGAATAATAGGATGCTAACTAATCCATTTGGTAGGACTCGTCAGTTTCTTAACAAGTGGGGAGAAGATTTATGGAAAGAGGCGTATGCTCAGATACCACAATCGACAGTATCGGACCAAGTTAAGTTTGCTATGATTAGAATCGAGAAACGAGCACCTTGGTTAGAAATTTTACAGGAGAGTCATGATTCATTCCTTGCTCAGTGCCCTTTGCTTATTGGTAGCTTATCTCCTTTTGCTCTGGTCGATAGAACTTATCCAATTATTAAAGAGGAGTTGGAGATGCCTATTAATTTTACTAATTGCTCTCTTGGCACAGGCAATCTGGTTATTCCTTCAGAAATAAAGATGGGCAGTAAATCATGGCTTGAAATGGAAAGGGTAATGTGAGCCTTCAATGCTCCCAAGCGAAGCTTCTGAAAGAAATTCTTGGCTGGACATTTTAGTAAAATCGACAGACGAACTTGAGCCTCCATCGAGGTTTTTCTGGTGGGCAGGCATTGCAGCTATATCTGCTATAGTTAAAAAGAATGTCTGGCTTGATCGTTTTTCTTATGTACTTTATCCTAATGTCTACGTCTTACTAGTTTCAGCACGAAGTGGACTAAGAAAAGGAATTCCAGTTAGTTATGCAAATAGCATTGTGAAAAAAGTAGGCGTCAGTAGGGTTATTTCAGGACGAAATTCAGTCCAGGGAGTCGTGAAATCTCTATCTGAACAACATACTTTAGAAAACGGAAAAGTAATTAGTGACGCCCAGGCATTTCTTTGCGCGCCTGAGCTTGATGCATTCATGGTTAAAGATGACCAAGGGCTGAGTATTCTAACTGATTTGTACAATACTCATGAGCATCAAGATGGCTGGAAAAATACCTTAAAAGGAAGCCCCGTTGAAGCATTAAAAAATCCCTGCATAACTTTCCTTGCTGCAAGTAATGAAGCATTGCTTGAAAATGTAGTAATGGCTAAGGATATGGAAGGAGGATTCGTTGCTCGTACTTTTATTATTCATGAAAAGAAGCGTAGACGAATCAATTCTCTCATGTACGCGCCTGAGAATCTAATTAGTCGAACTGACCTGGCTGAACGTTTGTTTTACTTGCGCGACGTAAAAGGGAAGTTTAAAATTATGCCTTCTGTCAGAGAAACTTATGATAAATGGTATACTGACTTAGGTGAGAATGATGATAAAACAGGGACAATGGAAAGAATTGGGGATCATGTTCTTAAGGTAGCTATGATTATTTCCTTATCCAAGGATACTAGTCTGATAATTGGCAAAGATGACATGGACGAGGCAATTGAAAAATGTGAAGGCTTCTTACCAGGGACTAGGAAAGTTTCAATGGGTCAAGGACGTTCAGAACTTGCACCTTATCAGGCTATGGTCATTAAGCTTCTTTTAGAAGCTCCTGAGAATGAATTAGAACGGCAAAAGGCACTTCTTAAATTACATGGAAACGTTGATAGTATGATGTTCAATCGAGTCATGGATGACTTGGGAGACATTACAGGTCAGGGTATAATAGCTGTTTATCGAAAGTCTGATAAGAAAATCTATTATAAACTGAAGGCTGATGTTGTTGAAAAGTATAGAAATTTTGGAGGTCAGGTTTGATGTCTGATTATGTTCATCCAGGACGATGCTTAAAATGTGGGTCAGGTAATGTTGTTCATTTAGAGAATGGCCTTTGGGAATGTACTGAATGTTTTGCCTATGGACAAGCTGAAACTAAAGAAGAGTGGGAAGCTGTAATGAAGGGAGAGCGAGAAAGAAATGAGCCAAGTAACTGAAACGATATGTGACCAATGCGGCGCGCGCAAGGGTAGTACTAATCATTGGTGGAAGATCTATATTTCTAAGGATGAATTCTCTGTTTATCGTGAAGCCCCATTAAATGAAAAGCTGAAAGACATGTGCGGAGAAAACTGCGTAGCTAAGGCTTTAGATGAGTGGCTTAGCTCTAGGACTGATAAGAAAGATCAACAAGTAGAAGATGTAGTTCAAGAATTTGAAGAAAGCCTAAACAGAAATCAGCCAATGAAGGATTATAGATAATGTCAAGCTTTGACAATTGCATTAGTTTCCTTCTAAATAATGAAGGAGGAATTCTCAATGATCCACAGACAGGAGAAGATTCCAACTTTGGAGTAACAAAGGGCTTACTTAAACAAGTAAACTGGTATCCTAAAGACCCCAAGCAATTGAATCAAGACGGAGCCAAGAATATATACTATATTTTCTTCTGGCAAAAGTATACTCTTAACTCTATTACTTCTGAAGTAATAGCAGCTAAGATTCTTGATATGATTGTAAATATGGGACCTAGACAGGCAGGCTTACTTTTGCAAAGAGCACTAAACTTCACACCTGACAGAACAGACGGAATAATTGGCTACTGGACAATTGCAGACTTAAATCAATGGTCTGAGGCTACAGTAATGCCAAAGCTAATTGAACAGTGTCTTGATTTTTATACAAAACTTGCGGCTTCTGATGCTAAGTATGAAAAGTATTTAGCTGGATGGCTAACAAGGGCAAAGAAAGTTCCTGTTATTTCCTCAGCCTCTTAATAGTCTCAGCAAGCCCGTCAACAGAGATTGCCTTATAAGGATCTTTAGGGACGGGCTTTCCTTCCTTTTTAGCCCACTGATAAACTTCTTTTCCCATCTGTTTTAATTCAGTAATTGCAGCATGATATTTTTCAGGATCTTCAGCCTGAGTTGCATCTTCATGAAGCTTTTCTAAGTCTTCAATTGGCGTTTTTTGGAACTCATGGTAAGCTGCTGTATTACTATCTCTACCTTCAATTGAGTTCAAATGTTTCTGAACGCTTTGCCTATTAACTCTAGGGTCTTGAACTACAGGTTTATTCTGAGGTCCTTGAGGTAAGACTTCAGACATAGTTTCACCAGGAGGAGCAGTTCCGGGTTTAATTACTTCAGTTGCCTGTTCAGTAGGAGATCCTCCTGGAGAGGTATTTCCTCCTTTTGGTTGAAGGTTAGTAGGAGGAATTCTTGGATTCTGAACTTGAGGCTGTATTGGTCCACTAGGCTGCTGAGTGGGAGGCTGAGAAGGTAAGAATTCATTTGCCTGAGTAACTCCAGCAGGATGAGTATCTTGAGCAGCTGCTGCTTGTGGAGTTTGGTTCTGTATTCCTCCAGGAACTCTTCCAGAAGGCAAATTTGCAGGAGGTAATGCTCCAGTTTCAGGAGGCTGAATTGGAGGAACTTCGGGTAAACTTTGCCATGCAGGACTTCTAGGGTTAGTCACCTGAGAAGTTGGCTGTCCGGGCACCCTTCCACTAGGTAATTGTCCAGGAGTGCCTGAGAATTCAGCTGGGGTAGGAGGAGTAATTGGAGCTACTGCATTAGGTGGTCGTACTACTGGAACTTTTTGATTTTGAATACCACCAACTTTTCTACCCGAAGAGAGATCTCCAGGAATAGCTGATAGGTCTACTAGTGGTTGATGTGGAATAGGATTAACTACTCTAGCACTTCTAGGAACCTCAACTATTGGAGCAGGACCAACAACTCTACCAGAAGGAAGAACTGGCTTAGAGACAGGCCCAACAACAGTATCACCAGAATCAGGAGCAATAGGTCCTTGCCATTTAGGGCTAGGTCCAGTTGGTCGACTTGTAGCAGTTTTTGCAGCAGCAGTATCTGCTAGCGATGCTTTAGCTGCTCCATAACCTTCTTGTAAGCCACTAGCAATTTGACGCGCCCCAGGATAACCTAATCCAATTCTAGCTGGCCATTCCATCCCAGGAACATGAGCAAGGCCTTCACCAGCGCCAATCATTGCTCCACCGCCAATTACTTTTGGTCCTGCTGCTTTTACACCCGCAAGTGCAGCAGAGTCAAGACCAGCAGGAGCAAAATGAGCAGCAGCACCGCCAGCGCCTAATCCTGCTACGTCTTCACCGAGATTCTGAACGCCTTCAGACGCGCCCATTGCGCCTAGGCCTAGCTTAGCAGCGCCTCCGGCCACTGCGCCTGTTCCTAAGCCTAATGCTGCCGTAACGGGATTTGCTGCCATCGCCGGTATTGCGGTCGGCAAAGCCATGCGCCCAGCGCCACGAATCACATCAGAAGCACCCTGCGCCCTATTTCCTGGGCTGAACAGTTCACGCGCACCATGAACTATTTGCCTTGCGCCAGTACGAATTAACCCATGAGGCGAAGTTACAAAGTTATCATCACCTCCTGTTGGAGATATTTTTTCTTCCAGGGCATTAGGTTTGACTCCCTGAGTCGTAGGAGTAGCATCTTCAGTTTCAACCTGATAAGAATGTCCGTCTTCAGTATCAACTTGGAATTTAGGCATCTATTTGATCTGCTTTACAGACTTGACTTTACTGCCATTAAAAGTTTCGCCTACTTTTGGTACTACATGTTGAACTTCAGGCGACGCTCCACCTGACTTTGAAGAAACTAAGGCACGCATTGTATCGACAATTTCCTGTCTCTGTTTAGGAGGAAACCACTGTCCAGTTTGCGCGTGATAGGCTAGTCCCTCAGCACTGTCCATCCAACTTCTAGAACTCATTAACATGTTCATTTGAGGAGAACTCATGCGAAATCCGCTGCTAGGTTTCGCTAGCTCAAAGAATTTTTCTTGCAGTGCCTCATCTCCGGGACCAGTAAACTTGCCAGAAGCTAAATAAGATTCACCATAATTCAATGCATCTTTTCCAGCTTGCTGGCCTTGTTCCTGTTTAGCTGCTGCTGTTTTCTCTGCATTACTAACTTGAGACGATTGAAAATCTGACGGAACAGTATCACCAGGATGCAGCCCAACTACCCTTCCTCCCGAATAGCCAGAAATAATCGGAGCACGCTGTGGAGCTTCATGAGTCGCTGAATAAGCCGCGACTACTTCAGTACTATTTGCTCCTGGATGTTTCTGTAAGTAACCTTGACGAAAATCAGCATACTCATTGACATTCTTACTTAATCCTGGATACTCTTCTGCTTTAGCTTGAGGATTCTGTTGATGCCAAAGTTCAAATTCATTAGTTGGACTAATTTCCTTAGGATTAGTTGCTAATTCCTTGCCAGTTGCGTCGATAGCTTTTCCACCAGGAGGAACAATTAATGGCCTAGGAGGAACAGAAGGATGCTGTACTTTCAACTGTTCCATTTTATAAGCCTGCGAAGTAGGACCAGTCAGCCAATCATACCTTCGACCTCTAGCTTCCTCAGCTCCACGCCTAGCCAATTCAGCTTGCCGTCTTGCTTCTTCCTCTCGCATTTTAGAAGCAGCAGCAGTTGCCCCAGTTTCAATCCCTGCACCTAATTGCTTATTCTGAAGATTTCGTTGATAATCAGATTGTGCTCGGTTAAATGCAGCATCCTGAGTATTCTGACCTACTTCAGCGCCTTCTTTAGGACCGTAGGCAATTCCAGTACTAATACCAGCAAGAGTTCCCAAAATCTTACGAAAGGTCGATGGTTGATAATTAGAACGCTGTGGCGCGCCATGAATTGTGTCCATGAGCGATTGAGTTTCAGGGCCATATTTTGGAGCCTGAACTTGAGGTCCTTTTCCAGTCTGAGGCAGAGGAATAGTTGAGGTTTTCTGGTCAGGAGAAGCAGCAGAAGGCTCAACTGAAGAGTTAGAACCAACTAAAGGATCAGAAGGTCGAGTATCTTCATCAGGAACTTCTGCTTCTTCTGGGCTTACTTCACTTTCATCTGTTGAAGTTTCAGATTCTTCAGGTAAAGCTTCGTCTTCAGATGAGTCATCCGCAACACCAACGCCTGCAATCTGATCCTGAAGTCTCTTACGACGAAGATACTCACCAATATCTGCATTAAAGTCAGGCATAGCTCTAGCCTCCACCTACCGAAGCACCAGCAACTCCACCACCGCCGCCTCCGCCGCCAGTAGGAATTCCTCCAGCAATACCAGCAGCCGTCCCAGCAGCTCCACCAATTGCAGACAACCACTGTTGAAAAGTAGTAGGATCTTTAGATAATTGTCCAAGAATCTGGGCACCATTTTCGTCAGTTCCATACTGAATTCCAAGGGCGTTAAGAATTTGCTGCCCTTGTGTAGTAAGCTGATTAGTTGATGTATTATAATATCCAGCATCAACTGCTGCACTTGTGTTCTCTTGACCTGCTAGCCCACCTTCAGTAGCTGCCGTATTAACAAGTCCCTGAGCTCCAGCTAACTTATTAGCATTAATTTGTTGATTCAAGTCAGCCTGAGCATTCTCAGTTGCACTTGCTTGCGCCTGGGTGCCTTGACGGGCCATTTGAGAGATATCACCACCAGTACCAAGGCCACCAGTTGCAGCTTCTCTATTCTTAGCTGCCTGACCTAAAACATCATAAGTGCCAGCGACTCCCTGAGTTGCCCTGTTTAGGTAAGTTGTCTGTTGGTCTGGAGTAAATCCTCCAGTTTCAGCCATAGACGAATAGGTGGGAACAGCAGACTCAGCATTAGTTCCAGCAGTCTGAACTATTCCTCCAGCAGTTCCCAATGCAGCTTGTCCGCCGTTGAATGAGCCCTGCTGATTTTGATTAGCTTGTCCCTGAGAAGCTTGAGTACCAGCAATTACTCCTGGAATAGTTCCATTTGCAGAGTTAATTGCATTATTAGCCGCATTCGTTCCATAACTAGTTTGACCCTTAGCCATTTTTTGTATAAACTAAAGGTATCCCTTTAGCCCTTTCAAACTTAAAGTGCTTCTGGAGTATTCCTGCATAAGTTTCATCACTCTCAGGTAGAACAAATACATGAACTTGGTCCAAACCGAACTTTTTCATTTCTTCTGGAACTTGATCGAAAGCTTCAATGATCAAAGCTCCCTTAGTTATATTGGACAATTTAGGATCAAGAATGATAAGCGCTTCAGCAGTCAACTTCAACATTGCTGTTCCTACACATCTGTTTCCGTCTAACAGAGCTTTTTGTGAACAGTACAGTCCTGTTGACAGGTCGGGAAAAGGAAAAGTAATAGGAATGGACTGAAGTTTAGGCAAGTCACCAAATTGAAGTTCTCTTATCATTTAATCCTTAATTAGAAATAGTCGATGAAATTACAATTCTTATTTGCTGTCCACTTGCATAGATTATTGGCGAAGGAGCACTTGCTGCACCAATCAAATTACCCGAAGTTCCAGCCTTAACATTTGAAGTAGAAATAAAAGCTCCATTAAGTGTAAATCCTGAATTGCAAGTGAAAATGGCCGTTGCTAAAGTATTGTCCAGTTGACCAGAAGTTGCAGTTCCCATTGTTAAAGTCTGTCGAACTGTTTCAGAATAATGAGAGGACTCTAGCCAGCCATTTGTTCCATTAATTTGAGCGGCTGTATCCGTCAATGCAATAGCTGAGAACGATGCATTATCAATTAATCCAATATAGAAAGCAGCAGTATAGGCTGAGCCCTTCCAGAAGTTAGTTTGCCAGTAGTTTAAACCTTGAGTAACTACAAGATTTTTCTTTTCTGACTTATGGGAATTTACCCAGAGTCCGTTGACTTTTTCCCACCGTTCAAAGTGATAGAGATTAGAAATAATCATTGTTGATACACACATTCTGAAGGATCTGACGGAGGTCCTGGGGGGATTACTCCACTTGGGTTTGATGCAAGTAAGGCTGCTGATGGTAAAGGCATCCCACTATGAACATTAAAATCCAAGGTTACTACAGGAGGAAGTAAAGAGTATCCATTTGGGTACATCATGTAGGCGCATGATGGAGCTTTGGGACTCAAAGACTGGACATCTACGGTAAACCCGCTCCCGCTTCCAGGCTGAGTCCCACCTTTGGATGTGGTAGCTGCCCCAAGAGAATAGCCGCCTCCTAAATTGACCGTGTTGAAGTTGGTTACGACTCCGCCGGAATTGCCAGTGATTTGGTAAATAAGAGGATTGACGACCGTTCCTCCGTTGTCGATGAGTCCGGTGTCTCCGTTGGCATATCCAGTTCCTCCCGACAAAAGTGAACCTCCATAGGCATTCGTCTCGCCCGCAGGAACGGGAAGCGCTTCTTTGCTGAATGAACCTCCTGAGAGAAAGGCGACCCATACTGAATTGTCGAAGTCCGCCTTGTCGTCTCGAGGGACAAACAGCATTCCGCCCTGAATTGAAGGGTGCCCAACTCCATCAGCTAGGCTTGGACTAACCGTCGCCGGAATAGTGGATATCGTAGTAACCGTCCCATTATGTGTAACCGTAGACCACGTAACTTGTGAATTAACCTCAGTGGCGTTATGGGTTGCGTATGTCAGGCAGTGAATTACCTCCAAATTAGGGTCAATGACAGAATTTGCATATGCTGCTCCAGGAAGAGATATTTCATTACTCCAAGTCGATGTAGTCTTCGTCCAAAGAAGATAGACGGGATCGCGGGATTCGTTGTTATAAAAGATTCCTAAATCACCATTAAGAAACACAAAAAGGCCGTTAGTAAACGGAGACTGGTCGGAGAACGCCTTAATGTTTGCCCCAGTAAGAAAAGCAAAGGGAGCTTCGTAGAGGCCAGTCGCCATATTGAATGAATAGCACGCCCAGTTATTATCCGTGTCGTCAGATGGAACGAAGAAATAGAAATAATTATCAACTCGCTGGATTGCGCCGAAAGACGTATCTCCTGCTGGGGCATGTGATGCATCCGCCTCAGTAGCCGAACTTGCTCCTCCTGTTGTCCACTTGAGAACTTTGAGTTGATTTAGATTTCCGTCGATAACTGGAAGGTACGTCACGCCCGCGTAGGTCACTGCCCCTTGCGATGTATTCCAATAATCGGCAGGAAGAATACCGCTCCCTGTGATCCCCGGATATGTGATGTTTTGTGGGGCGGCCGGTCTGCCATTTCCGACGAACGCGAATTGCGAGGCATTCCCTGATTGCCCAACGATCCCAAAGACATCTGATGGTAGTAGACCTCCCGCACTAAATGTACTGAGCTTGTCGTAAGTGAGATACTCCTGCGTCCCGTCGAAAATAATTACCGGATCACTCCAAGTTCCACTTCCAGGTGGGGCAAGATCCCTCATTGAAAGATACACCCGAACAAAATCGAAAGTGTGCGCTACAAGTGGAGAAGTCATATAACCAAGCTTCCTCGAAGGACCATCTCACAACCGCTGGCTACGCCATCAGTAGTTATCACATCAACTCGAAACCACCAGCCATCTTGAAGAATATTTCCACCAGTGAATAATTGACGGCCAAATTTAATCCAAGTCAGTCCGACTGGAAGAATAATCTTTTGGGCAGCTGTTGGGCCTAGGATTGAATTAAACGTAACTCCTCTGTCCTTTGAAATAAGAAGGTCTACGACAAGAGAACCAGAACTTGTAGGTACTTTAACATTAATATCTAACCGACTAATCTGAAAAGCACCTATTACATTGTTCGACGAATCCAAAGGTAAGCAAATTTGCTGCCACGTTGGAAGTACATCTGTTCCTTCAACCAGGACTCCAAGAATTCTAAAAGTGTATTTTTCATTAAGTAAAATGGTTTCATCAGAGTTAACTGTTGTAATAAGGCTAACTACTTGATTATTTAAGCCAGTTAAAACCTTCCAAAGGTTAAAGTTAGAAGATTTAAAAGTATCAATTAAGAAACTTAATGTTTTTTGAGTTAGACTCATTGAGGCCTAGCTGCAAAGATTCTTTTTGCAAAAATATCAATTCTATCAACGGTCATTTGCTCATCAATATTGGCATTTGAGACCTGAACTGTTAACTTCTCATTCATGAAATTGATTTGTCTTACGTATTCCTGAGCTGGATTTAATGGAATTGTTAGGCTATTTGGAGTCTGTTGCAATGCCGTTGAAAAGTCTTCAGAATTCAGCCTAACAGACATTGTTCCGTTTCCCCTAGCACGGAAACGAAGCGCTCTAAACAGATTAATTGCCCCTTGCTGAACAGTAGCAAGGTAACAACAATAACGAGTATCAATTGCATCTCCATCATCATTAAGTAACCCAGGAACTAACTTATACAGATTATTATCACTAGCTGAACCAATTCTTAGAAAATAGTCAGAAGCAGAAATTCCATCCTGGTCAGTAAAGAAGGCCATGCCTATTGACAATGGAATGAAGGGGAAAAAGTGATAGGTCCATTTAATGTTATTCTTATCAATACTAGCTGGAGAAGTCAAGGAAGCAGTATTCATTTCTGAATAATCAGCCATAAGCATTACATTTGGGACAAGTGAATTATTTACTGGAAGTAAGACGTAAATTAGTTTTCTGTAGAAGTCGACGCTTACCATAATGTTACGGTACTGACCAACAGTAATCGTATCCCAAATATCTTTAATCTTCCAGCTTAGTTCCGGCCGTTGAGCATTTCCATTGAAGATAAATAATCCTTCTCTATGTGCAAGAAGGACAGTCTCACTTACCCCTAATGCCGGTGATGCAGAAGAAATAGTTGAAATTCCATTTTTATACGCCGTAATTGCACCATCTACAATTACAACATCCCAAGTACCTGGATCTCCTAAGTTATCCTGTGTACTGTAAATACCAATGAGACAAGTAAAATACAGTACATCAAGCAAGACGAAGACACCAATTGCTACATTATTAGCCGCAAGAGCAGGCACATTAATAAAACCAACTACATTATCAAAAGCCTCAGGCTCTTGATCAATTGAAACCCAAACTTGTTTTCCTGTAGCTACTACTACTCGACCATTATAAGTAGCTAACATGCCTGACCCAGTGCCAGTAGGAGCCTGGCAAGGAAGAAATTCAAGAAGGTCAAAAAGAGAATCAGCACTAATTGCAAGAGAAGTATCAAAGAAATCTAATGTTAAAGTAGTTGTCGTATTATCATTAATCTGGCCACCTGGAACGTAGAAAAACTCAGTTTCATTTGCCTTAGTAGCAAGAATGATACGGCCTACAGTTTGAGGAGAAGGACCAGTTGGAATTCCAGATAAGTTAACCTGAACAAGACCAGGAGCAGTATAACTTACTGCCGTGAAAACCCCCATAATCTTAGGCCCAGGCTGAGTTGTAAATCCAGTATTTGTTAAATAGCAAACTGCGAAAAGATGAACTCCGGGATCTAGGCCTCCTGTGGGATCAGAAGCTCCATCAGCTGCTGAGAAAGTCGTCGTTGGCGCAAATCCTAAAGCTTGCCTAACTGGATTCACTCCGTCCCAGACTAGAAGGTTAGGAGCTGGAAATAAGTTTGTAATCGGAAGAATGTAGACTCTACCGTATACATTAAGCAGATGAAAATCAAACATTCCTGTTAAGGAATAGATTGGAGTAGGATTATTTCCTGAGTATAGATTACCAGAAACGTCTAAGGTAACTAAAGTAGAATAAGAAGGAAAAGTAGCAAGATATTGCTGAACTACTTGCCAAGAAAGAACTAATGAAACGGCAACTCCAGGACGCTTAGAGAACTGTCCTGGATTCGTAAAGTCACAATTTTGACAGCAAATTGCATGGTCAGAGGGGCACTGGTCCGCGATTCCACGTTTATATAGTCCTTTAAACGTATCGATTGTGACTTTGCTAAACTCTTCCAGATTCATTTTCTTTTTTCTGTTCTGCCCGACCTTCTAATTTCCCTTTAGCTAAAGCTGCTTCTGCAATCACTCTATTCATTTCAGTCATCTTACTGTTAACATCTTTTCTAACTACTTCAGTTGCAACAAGATTCTCCCTATGGTTCTTATTTTGTAGATAAGTAATGATTGCTAATACAATAGCCTGTGAACCCGTAACTATAGAAATAATTACAGGATCACTCATTTTATAAGCGGCTCATTTGCAGTTACAGGCTTCAACATTCCTTCAGGGGTCTTGACTACTCGCATAGAACTCCCATTTGATAATGCCTCTTTTTGTTCACTAGTCACTGCTGTAACTTCTGCCTGTAAACCTCTAAATGCAATATCAGCCGTTACTCTCTGACCAACAATATATTTAATTACTCCTAATAGCCATTGTCCATAAATATTCTTAGGTGTTGGAAAAGTGGTAACTGCATGAGCTACGATGCCAGTAACTGTTGCACCCGCAAGGACGTGTACAATAGTTGCTGCTGTTGCAGGGCTGATTTGCATGTATTAGTCTCTTTCAAAAACATAATAAAAATTAGATCACAATATTTCCACGAGCAATAGCTCCAACAGGCGCGCCTAGAGTGGCTCCAACTACTATATTATCATCAACCGTAATTGCGGGGGAAGAAAATCCTACAGTTGTTAATGCACTACTGTTTGGACTAATAAACTTATTTTTCCTAATAGAGACAACGCCGGCCGCATTCCAAAGCATAATTTGACCAGGCTTTTGATCATAATGATTAGACCCACTGAAAGTATTACCTTCAATTTCCCCGCTAAATCCTTGAGCAGTCTGAACGTGCCAACCACAAAACATGTTAGTTAAGAAAGAGTTACGGAGATGCAAAGTTCCATGAGTATAAATTCCATGATCATAACTATTTCCTGCATCATTAGTTCGACCAATATCATGAATTAGACAATCTTCAACCGTAAAATTGGCTGCTGTATCAGTATAAATCCCGTCATTTCCATACTGAGTAGTATCAACCATTCGAGAAATGAAGGCAATTTCACAATTTTTGATTAGTAAGTCTTGGCCTCCTAAACTATTAGACCAAATGCCTCCATGGATTCCATTGATAATCTTAAGCCCGTCAATAGTGGTTCCAGCTGAATTCTGTCCTAATGAAATTAAACTGTGACATTGAAATAAGCCATTCAGGACAGCAAGATTTTTAACGGCTGAAATAAGTCTTAATCCCGGAGTATTAATGTTTATCATCATACTTCCAGGATTATTAAAACTTGGTGAGTAAGTTCCAGGCAGTAATAGAATTGTATCTCCTGGTAAAGCATTAGAAACAGCAGAGGTAAGTTGAGATGTATTTGAGACTGTAAAAAGGCTCATAAAGTCCTCTCTATTTAGGTTGTTCAGGTCCTCTACCGGGACGCATTTGGCGCTGCGGTTGCGCTGGAGCGGATGGCACGGGAGTCCCCGTCAGTCGATCCATCGCCTGAAAGCAATTACTCACGGCCTGCGAGAGCACCGACAGCTTGGCATCATCCTTCGCCTTCAGCATAGCGATCTCGGCATCCTTCGCGGCGAGCTGCGCGCCTAGCTCCGCCTTGACGCGATCATAGACCTCCTGCTCAGTTTTGTCGGTTGGTTTCGGCGCATCCTGCGCGAGAAGCGGAAGAGCGAGAATCAAAAATAGAAAAATTTTCATTGGATCACCGCGACATTGTAGGCCGTTGAGTTTGGCGTAACGATACCAAGCCCACACTCTCGAACAGTTACCGTATTCGCAGAACTCACATAGCCATCCCAGCGCGTGAGCCCCGCTGAGCCAGTATCTGGATTAGTTACTGGTGTAACTACTACGTCCATCGAAGTTGTAGCTCCAGTGATGGCAACAGTGGTTGTATTGCAAGTCCCAATTGTCAAAGCACCGCTAAGCGCCGAGGACGTTCCGCGTAACACCGGAGCCTCGAATAAAGTAGAACCTCCAAAAATCATCACCCCATTACCACTCTCATCGCTGATCACACCGCGCAGTTGTGCAGAAGTTGTGGACGCGAACTGCGAGAGTGGGTTGGCCGTCATGGCTACACCAGTGGGAATGCAGGCTCCTCCAGCAGTCGTACACAGACCATTTTTGAATCCGTTACCAGTCGTGCCAGCCGTGCCGTCTGCCGCATTGTACGCGCTCGGTTGAAACGTGCCTCCGGGGATCACTTTTGCAACCACCGCTCCCGACGAATTTTTAATCTCCCAATCGTTCGCGCTCTGTGATGCGGCCTCGTTGATGATCTGTCCGATGTCGGTCGCATGGACGTTGTAAATATCCCACGTGGCAAGCACAAGGCCCAATGGCGAGTTGATTGCACCCCTTCCGCCATCGCTAGGAAACCCCGCAGAATCGTTATTTCCGCCTGACACAATCTCAAATGGGCAAGGCTGCGTTCCACAGCTAAAGTCCACACCGAACGATACGATAACCTCTCCGTCATGTAATGGATCAGAGTGATCTCGCTGGGCATTAAATGCAAATGCTGGAATCGTAGGGGGCAGCGACGCCGTACCATCTATCGTTGCACCGAAAATCATACCAGCAGCATTCGGATCGGAAAATCCGGAAACGCCCAATCCTCCATGCGTTGGACCTGCTGCGCCAAAGCCAAGTTGGCCATACAACCCAAACCCTGGGGTTTGTAGCGTAAGAAGACCAATGACATTAGTTGCCGGAACTCCCCAATACCCATCGTTAGTAATGTTGAACGAAAGTTGACCATCCGGAGAGTAAATGGTTGCCGATGTGGTATCGATGTCCTGAAAGGCGCAGGCCCCGAGAGACGCATCGGCCACATTATCCGCAAACGTTGTTGTCGTGTTGTCGCTGAGCGTCGCCAATAGTTGCTCGCAGGCAATTGTGTACGGACCTAGATAAGCAGGCGTTCGGTACAGCTTCCGTGCTGTGGTTCCTGTAGGGCCAGTCGCAATAGCGCTGACAGCAACCTGCCCATTCATGGTGTTATCGAAAACCGTCACTGTATTGATATTAGCTGCTGAGGATTCTCCGCGAGGGCTCACGAAGGTCACGTAATAGTCGTGCTTCCCGTTGTTGACATTGCCCGCTCCGAGACCCGCAAGCGCCACTGTTGGAGCCGCTGCTGTCCCGACTGCCGCAATTGGTGTGATGTTTCCGAGCGTCAACGCATCCGTGGAAACAGTAAAGAGGAAATTCAGCGTACATCCAAACGTCGTCGGCGACGCATACAACTGCACTTCACCTACGGTTGAGCCACAAGGGGAAGATCCACTTCCACCATCAAGAATTGTCCAAGTGTTAACTTCAGTACAGTTATACTGACCTTGACTTCCAGTAGTTAAGTAAATTGCCTGACCCACTGAACAAGTAGTTGGAAGAGTAGTTACTGCCCTAAAAACAGGCGTAGCCGGTTGAGCCTTAACCTCTTTACAAGTTAAAATAAGAAAGAAAAGAAGAACAATCTTTTTCATATTCCCCTAACGATAGTATTATTTGCATAACGACGATGATAAGGCCTCTTTCGAGCAGGCATAGTTTGTACCTGTTTGATATTTAGTCTGATTACCATGTCGAGATTAATATTAGCTTGATTCGTAAGCATTTCACCCTTTTGAATTTCACCGATTGAATTACAAGCTAATGCTGCTGTTCTATAGCTTAGATAGTTTTCGGCTTGAAGCCATCCTAGGCTATCTCCACTTGCCTGAGGAGTGGGAATCTGTCTTCTATAACGAAGAAGAACATTTTCTTCATTCAAACTTCCAATGAGCAAAATAGTTTCTCTTCTCCAACACCACCAGTATAACCAAACATCTTGATCAACAGTTGGCAAGAAATCCCTAGGAGACATGTCAACATAATCTTCATAATCGTCATTAATCTGTTTTTCCTTCATCCAGATTGGAACGATCATGTCAGTAGGATAGCCGCTCACAGTAGATAAATCAGTTGTATTGATCGGAACAGTTAGTTGAGCAGTTTCCTCATTAATAACAGGAATACCATTTAGAATTACTTGAGCACGCAATTCCCTATGAGCTTCTTGAAGGAAGGGCAACAAGACATTAAAGTTCCATATACTCTGACCCATATCATTTAAGTGAGCCAAAGCTGAAGTTACGGCCTGTCCTGCTGTTGCGTCGGCCAATTAAAGCATTCCTCTCCACTTAGCTTCATAGTTGATTTTGTCGCTGCTAACACCTGCTGGAATAGCAGATGCAGCGAGTTCAGCCAAGGGATTACCACTGACTCCGTCTTGAACTAGAATCTTCAATAGGCCATTAGATGCATCAGTTCCAGGAATATACTCATAAGTATAGCCTGATTGACCTGTTACACTAACATTCAATGGCTTTCTTTGTGCTTTAATTCCTGACTGAAGAAAATTAAGAGCAATACCACCAGTAACATAAACAGCAGGAGAAACTGAGATTGCTAAGCTTCCAATGGAACGATAAAAGCCATCTCCTGCCTGTCCAGTAGGAAGCGAGGAGTCAGGAGTAGGAACAGCAACAGCATTTGCCATTTAATTAACCTTTCTTTGCGAATACTAAAGTCTTATACTTCTCTGCATCCAGAACACAATGACAGTTAGGACAAATCACAACTTTTGCAGGAACTTGTTGAGAACATGCAGGGCATGACTGATTGGACATTACTAGATGAGGTGCCATCCATTCATGACTCTCTCTTGTATAGCCAAGCAATTCAGCAGCTTTACGTTGAAAATCAGAAATTACATTATGCTGATGATACCGATTCCAGTCATTATCAGCAATTTTACAAATTTCAATAAACCATTTCTGCTGAGCAATTCGAGCTTCTAGTAACTCAGTTGAATACTTATCTTTAATCTGAGCAGAAGTCCATTCGCCTACTACCCAAAATAGGCCAGGTCGAGCACCTTCATTTGCTCCAAGCTGACCTTCAACGAAGTCACTGACAATCGATCTTGCTACGCCATCAGCAGCCTCTCTAACAGGCAAGGAGCCTCTAGTATCGTCAATGTAAACATTGTACTTTGAGTCATAGACTACAAGGCAAAGAGGTTCCTTACCGTCAGAGGCAGGAAGTTTAAAGAGTCCAGGAATCAAACCAGGCTTACGAGATTCCAAAGGAATCGGCATGATACTTACAACTGTACAACCAAAGGTCTGTGTAGCCATTAATTCTCACTTTCAATATTCGATTCCCGAACTTTGGGGCTATAGCCTACTGCCTCTTTCATATGAAGAGCATTAGTTATTGGGCTAATTTCAAGACTTTCAAGATACTCATTAATTTCAGCCTCTTCTTTAGCAAGACTTTCAGCAAGTCGCTCTTCAGGAGTAACTCTAGTTTTCTTTTCAGCTAGAGTAATTATGAAATAGACTACCTTTTCACTAAATGGTAAAGAATTACCATTTTTATCCTGAAAAACATAAATAGGCTCATAAGATCCCCATTGCGAATTAGGAATCTCAGGATTATAACAAGCATCTGGCGGAATCCAGCGTTCCAAAATCCACCGTGCCTTAATATAGCTGTATTTTGGAACTTGCTTTACTCCGACTGTCTCACGAACGAAAATATTACCAACAAACTCCCGAAAAATGCCTCGACGAAATTCTAGTTCATTGTCAGACCAAACTAATCTGTATAATGGCTGATCAGTTAGATTAGTTCCACTATCTTTCAGCCTAAGGTTAATAGTATCAGCGTAACTTTGTTGAGAAATGTCCATAACTTTAAAAATAGGGGGAATCTTACAATTCCCCCAAGGTGAAGGAGGAAAATCAGTACTTTCTAATAACCCGAAGGGACAACTAGGCTGCTGATGTAGCTGGCTCCAGCCGGCTGGTTCATAAATAGGTTAAACGAAGCGATAATATAGAAAATCCAAGCCGTAGCGACGCCGCCAGAAGGCCCACGAATTTCAAACACTTTACGCCCATCATCAGGATTCTGATAAAACCCAGGAGGATGCATTTCAGCGCGGCCCCAAACGTCTTGATCAATGAAATCAATACGAGTTCGATTCCAACTGTAGCTCGTTTTCAAGGGAGCTCCAGCAATCTGCATATTGTCATTGAAGTAAAGGTCAAGACCTTCTTCTTTAGCCTGTTTGTCAATGCGGGTCACATTGAAACCAAGCTCTTCATAAGCTTGCTGCTGAGCAGGATGAGTCCAAGCAGTGCATCGACGCTTAGTGTCCATGCCTACACGGTCACCAATTTTATTGATTGCAAGTCTAGGCAAAGGCAAAGTCAACGCGCCAGAATTTGCATTAACATTGTTCGCGCGAATTTCAGGGGTCGTTGCTCGATTGAATCCAAGCCAAGTACCAGTACTGGCATTATTGTCATGATATTCAACTCCAAGCAGGCCGATAGGAGGAGTAGACTGTAGACCGGATGAAATAATCAGATCTCCCGCAGTAACTCCAGGGACAGAAGGAGAAACTGAAATGGTAGAGTTAGCCAAATCGTAAAAAGTTACAACGGGCTCATTATTCGGCCCACCAGCAGTTCGGCAAGTCGTCAGAGCAGCATTGAATACGTTAATATTCTGCCCTTTTCGAATCAAACGAGCACGGAAGCCATCCGTGGTCATTGTATAAGTATCAGTTCCACCAGAAGTGCTAATCGTCGTAATCGTACCAAGCAATCCAGTGCCATCCTGCATACACTGAGAATCTACGTTACGACGAAACTCTTTCATACTAACAGAAAGAGAGTAACGGAAAGCTTGCAATACGGCTTTACGGTTAGTATCCGTCGCCCAGTTGGTTTTAGCAGTGAACTCAACCTTCTGAGCCATATTGACCGTATTGATAATTCCCTTATCGAACACAGGAATATCACCACGACCAAGATCACCACCATCAATATCAACATAACCGAATTTAGAATTCGGGCTGATTTCAAGAGGAATACGCATGTCACGCGCAGAGATTACTTCTACGGGACGCTTTTCAATCGTCGAATAGAAAGTATCGTCCCGGTCAAAAAGAACCGGAACTTTTGGCAGAACACGTTCTAGTTCAGCCCCTACTACCTGAGTCTCATTGCCAGCCATAAGTTATTAAGTCCTTTTTAATGTAATCCGATCATTCAGAATGTCCATATCACTTGTTCTACGGAAGTCAACACGTTTTGCACTAACTGGTCGTTGAACTTGTGAATTAGGACGTCCTGAACTACCTGGTTCCATACGCTGTTGTTGCCTCTGGATAGTCTCATTCTTCTTCTTAATTTCAGTAGGAGAAGAACCGAGTGCCTCAGCAATCATTTGACGTCGCAGGGTTGGGATTAAGGACTTAGCGCGCGCCAGCCACGCGTTAGTTAATCTGGCTCTGTCCTCACTTCGATACCCGTTAGACTTCGCTTCTTGCCACAACCGATCAATATGCCTCATGTGAAGCTTATCACTTCGCATGACTTTTTCAGCTTTTGCAATTACTTCTTTACGAATGGATTCACGCATGAACTTTGTGAGTCCATCAGTTTCACTAAAACCTTTACTAATTTCCTTATTAAGACTTCCAAAATAAGACTCATTCGTATCAATAAGAAAATTATTGTAACGATCGCGTTCAAAAGCAGCGCGTTCATCAGAAACCTTCTTATCTGGAACAGTATCTTTTTCTACAAAAGTCTTCTTTCCTTCTGCAACGTCCATATCTGCAAAAAGAAAGTTACTTAGGACTAAAGCCGCATTTTTAAGGTTATCATCACTCAACCGACGACCTTCACGAAATGCAGCACGGACGCTGTCTTCAAGAACTGGAAGAATAGTCTTCCAATGAAGATCCTTATCTGCTTTGTATAGATTTCCGAGGAAGTTCTTACTGTATTTCTCTAAGGAACCTGATTCCTTAAGAGCAGGAATAATCTTTTCACCTGTTCCGTTGACTACATCAGAAATTAGATCCTTATAAGCATTTGCAGACTCAGCAGCTTCTTTTGCTTCAGTAGGAGTATGAAAGACTTCAGAAAATTGTTTTTCTCTAAAGAAGGCATCTTTCAAGTTAGGGAAAGTTTTAAAGAAATCAGGAAACTTAGCTTGAATTTGTTTGACTGTTGGTCGTTGGAAGGGAAGAATTTCTTGACTAGCATCACCTTCCTCAGGCTCACTATCGGACTCTTCTTCACCGCTGTCCAGCGAAGAAAGAAGTTCATCAACATCATCAGTCTCAGGCCCTGCCTTTTTACGTTCAGGCTTAGTCTCTTTAACTTCAGGCTTAGAAGGCTCAGCCTCAACAACAGGAGAATTACCTTCATCGGATGCAAGTAGAGCTACATCGTCCGAAATATTAGCATTATTATCAGTTTCAACTGGCATATTAAACGCTTTCTACCGTTAAAGTTAAAGTTTCGCCACCTGCTGCGCCTGTCAATACTCGATCTTGAAGATTAATCGTGTTTCTTGCGCTTCGCCAAGTATAACCTAAGCCCTGAGTGTAAGACTGCCCGCTACCGCCAGCTCCCCAATTGTCAGAAACTGTAATTGTGCCAGAATTCACGGTAATATTCACTTCTTGACATTGATGATTAAGAATTCCACCATCTTTTTTACCTGAACTTCCACCAGAGGTAAACAGTGTATTACCTAAATTGTCAACGAAGCCTGCATTAACAAGCAAGGTCCAAAGGTTAATTGGATTAGTTCCAGAAGGCAAAGTAAGATTGAATGATCTGAACATATTAAGAACCTGAAGCTCCAGTATTAGCTGCAATTCCAGGAGCCACTTGAGGCGCTGGAGGATGAATCTGTTGAGGAGGACCTTTCTGACCTGGTGCCTGACCTGGCATAGGTGGAGGTTGCTGAGCTGCAAGATTATTTTGATGCATTACAATATGCTGAATGACAAATGCATATCCCTCAGGATTCGTAACCTTAGAGTCTAAGCCACCCTCAGAAACAGCCCAGTCTTTTGCCGCTGAAATATGCGTTGCATCGTCATCAACTTCAGGTTCAATAGGTACAAACTGCCCTGGATTATCGCCAGTACCTAACATAACCTGAATTTCACGCATTTGCTTGATTCTCTGATCTTCATCAGGGATATGGAGTTCAGGGAATGCTAATGCATCAGCAATAATTTTCCGATTTTCAGGATCAAACAGAGCAGAATTCACAAACGCATTATTCAGTTGCATTAATTGCATTAGCAAAGCTTGCTTTTGAGCCGTCGATGTTGGAAAAGTCTCAGCTCCTTCAGGCTCAACTTCACCAACTTTGCCCCGCAATTCAGACTGACGAATCCAGACATTGACATAGTTATTCTTTTCCATTGTAACGTAGCGTTCATCAGAAACTACATTTTCAACGTAAAGTCTAACGCATTTATCCATCAACTTGGCCCACCAGTGAGTCAGGAAAGTCCAAGTTATCGACAAACGCTGAAGAGCCATTTGCCGGCTCATATTATATTCTGAAGCTGTTCGAGAGCTTGCCTCAGAAGGACCACCATAAATTGACGGAAAAGAGCCTACAACAAATTGAGCATCACTACCAATTTGCTGCTCAAATTCAGTTACGTCCTTTGAGAGTGTTGCTTTAGGACCTTCGTAGAAGGAGTCTCCGATACGCTGACCCGGTTTAGCTTTAACTGGATAAAGCATTCCAGGGCGAATCTCATGCCTAGAATAGTCTTCGAAGTCAATTACTTCAGTGTCTGCATAAACAGTTGAAATTCCCTGTTCAATAGTTTCTAAGGTCAAGTTAACCATTACATTCTTCATTTCCTGCTCAGGAATTAAAGATTGACCTATGGGATCAGAATGAATGTAAGTAGACAAACCTGCTTTGCCAATAGTCCAGTATTTATCTAAGTCTTCATTGCGACTTTCAACATAGACATCGCCTACGAAGGCGCAATAACAGCCATCTGGGAATAATTTATAAAGTTGAGCTTTCTCGGCTTCGTATGCATCAGATAGTTCTTCAAAAGCCCAAGGACGCATCCAGACTCGTTTTAGAGTTCCTAGATAAGTGTCATCATTTATTGAAAAGGCAAAGGATGAAGGACTACGAGCGACTCTTTCATAAGTATCAGCTGTTGCATTAGTATTATCAATTTTATCAGCAACTTGAGGATACAAACTCTTCAGCAATGCAAGAGGCTGATCAACAGTTAAATGAAGATACTCAAAGTCTTTTTGCGCTTTTGCGAAGTAAGGGACTCGAACGAATAACGGACCGTAAAGGTCAATAAGAACACGAGATTTAGGAGCTTCTGAGAATCCGGTAATATTCACTTGCAACGGAGAAGCCATCGGCTCAGCTTCAGGATTCTCGGGATCAGCCATTGGGGGGCAATTCGGACAAGTTTCTTCACCGTCAGAAGTTGGAGTGTAGCCACAAGATGCACAACTTTTGCCATAAGTAGGTATCTTTACATTTCCAAATGCTTTATCTGCTCTAGGAGCATGATATGCTGCAACTAAGCCCTGATTCCAAAGGGCAAGCAATGCAGCAAGAAGGACCATTTTAGACTGATTATGCCGCTGAATCAAGTCTGCAATCTTAGCGTAAACTTTAGAAGTGACTAAATCATCTTCATTATCAGCATCATCAGGAGGAAACCTAACCGTAGGAATTTGAGCAGCTAACGCCGCAATAATACTTTCCCCGTGCGCTTTATAAATATTAACAACATAATCATAAAACGGCCCTTCTGCACCTTCGCGATTTGACGAATCTGAATTATCCCACCTGGTATCAAGAGGAGAAAGCCAATCTTGTTGTGTTTCAGACCACCAAATATACTGAACACCATGCCAAAAACGGTCATACTTCTTCCAAAGGCGAATCTGCTGTTTCCTGATGTAGGCGTCCTGTTCCTCTTGTTTATGAACAATGTCAAGAAGAGCCCTCTGAAGTTCATCAGGTAGCTTTTCGTTATTTGGACCGTATGTCATTATTTTATTTGCTATGGTCTTCGTTACAGTGTCACATAGCTATATTGCTATAGCAGCTAATTGTCCCCTAGCCACGAGATGTATCGAAAGTTACCATGTGACCTCGACACTAGCAAAAACTTAAAAATTAAAACCAAAATTTAGTTGGGGCCTTGTGTTTGGCAGAAAAACCAAGACCCCACACTAACTCACAGCATCAGTGACCCACCATGTTACAGGACCTTTACGGATTAATTCCCATTACGTAGTAAATGAGAATATCCATAACTCCAGCCGTCAAAGCTGCAACAGTTGAAGTAATAGTTACAGTTCCCGCAGCCGTCATATGTACAGGAGCAGCAAAAGTCACAGAGCCATTAACTGCTCCGGTAAGAGAAGCAATGGCAGTACTAGCTTTAATAGACGTCGCCGAAGATCCAGCAGATGTTCCAACGCCAACGTTAGTCGCACCAGCAAAAGCAGTACTTGTGTAAAGAGTAGCTCCGACAATAATTGCACCGTTCGGAATTGTATCCGAATTCGCAAGGGTGATCAAACCGGGAGCAAGAGGATCACCATCAATGTCAAATTCATACCTCGCACGCGCAACACGAAAGCCATCAAAGACTACAAATCCAGCTGCCGGGCTATTCGAAATTCCTTTGTCAGTAAAATTAGGTGCAGTGACAGATGCTAGGAAAGTCGTTGCAAGAGCAGCTCCAGTCGGAGGAGTAGAGGTTGTAGTATAATAAATGTTATAACCAATCGCAAGAGCTGAAGGATACCACTCAACTAAAACTCGATTATTCGTGTCTAGACTTGCAGGAGTTGATGCAAGAGCAGGAGCTTGAGAAAGAAGAGACTTTCCACCTTGATAAATAGCCTGAATCCAATAATAACGAGTCGTAGTTCCGTTAGTTACTGAACCGAAGTAAGTAGCTGTTACACCTGAAGGTGCTGGATTGTATTGAGTTAGATTCTGAGCCATATTGTCCTTTAGTTTTTAAGATGGAAAAACTATTGAAACCAGTTACCTTGACTTTACTTTCCTCATTGCAGAAGTGAAACGCTTTTCCTTTGCGAATGAAGATTTGGTCTTTTCAGGAGTCTTGCTTAGAAAGTCTTGCGCTACTGAAGCTGAAGGGCCAGTTCCTCGAAGGCCTCCATGAGCAGCTGCTTCCATTAGCCTGAATTGTTTTCCTGACCTAATTGGCAAGAATTAACTCCATTTCAACTTCCCAATCAACCTCACCTACGCCAAAGAATAAACGATCAGGCAAGCTCAGCGAGGTCACGTTGAATTCCTGCATCTGCTGAAGTTCCATCTTGCATCTGTTCAGTTGCTTGTCTTTGCTCGAATCGCTTTTTAAGCTCTGCTGCATGACGTTCTCCATCAGCCTTTTCAAGCTCTTTTTGCTTCACTGGCCAAGGAACTCGATTGTTCAAGGGAATAGGATGAGAGTCTTTTTTAGGTTCAGTAGACAAACCGACTAAATAACCAGACTTTGTAAGGAAAAGATCAGTTAGCCGTCGTACTTCCTTTTCACGACTGTCCAAAAGTTCATGCCAAGACTGAATCTGTTCATCAAAGGCTTCAGCGCGCGCGTCGGCTTTAATTCCAGCAGCCTCAAATTCTGCTTGGGTATATCCGCCGAGTAGTTTAATTAAGAACTGCTTCATTTAATCTTCTGGGAAATTAATAAGCCAGTCTTTTTTAATTACCCAAGCCCCCACAAAAACAAAAATCATTAAAAGGATAAAAAGAAAGAACATAATACTAGCGAGAAGCATGATGCATTCTCCTTATTCCCCTTGTTGGCCTAGGAGCCTTACGTTCAAGAGCTTCGAGTTTCCTGTAGAACGATGTATAATCGCCATTCTTTTCCAAGTCAGTAATAACACCTGCAAGTTTCTGAAGATGATCTGATTTACCTTGTAAGCGACCAAAGTTATAACGATCAACAGCCATTCCTAAATATCTAGCCGTATCATAAGGATCATCACCATCGAACTCAGCGACGTCTTCTTTATGATCTTCATCATAGACGCAAAGTGGAATAGCTTTGCGTAATATTGGCAAGGAACGGAAAATCTGAAGCTTAGGAAGATTTAATTCAGGTTCTTCAGGCTCAAAAGAAATAACGTAATTCTTATACGCGTCCATTCCTTTTGTTCTAAGGATTATTGCAGCTTGTTCATTACTGTAAGTTTCTGACGGAGCAGTCTTCCTTACAGGCTTAGGTTTCCAACGGAAAAGCTCCTGTAAACAAAGTTTACCAGAAATTCGATTATTATCAGCAAGACGTGGACGAATGCCTGAATACTTGGCAAATTTATCAGCAATGAGCATGTCCTCACCGCGATCCTGCCAAGCAGATCGACACATTACTGCATCAGTATAAGTTTCTCCGTCCGAAAGTTTACCAATATCAGTTGCCCACTCACTGATTTTTGCACCTTTGCGAGAATATTCTCTGTACAAGTAAAGGCGACCCTCTGGAGATAATGCTCCCCAAAGGGAATAAGTCATTGCAGTGAATCCCCAGTCGGTTGAGTTAAACTTAGGCCACCATTGAGGGATAGTAAAATCATCAATTACATGAACTGCATTAGCCGGTTCGCCCGGAAAGTTTTCTTCTCGATAATCATCAAAGACCTGACCTGAGAAAGTATACCAATCACCGTCGAGTTTTGCGCGCCGATCCTTCTCTGCCATTCCTTGCAGAGTTGTTAGGTAGTTTGGAGAATTGTCCAGAAGGTAAGGATTATCAGTTGCTTTTGACTGAATGAAAATACGATCTAAGAAAGAACCATTAGGGAACATTGCTCTAATACGAGTTCCATAAGGAGCAGGCTCAACGAAACGTGCACGGACCCAACCGTGACCAATTCCACCAGGATTCGTTCCAGAGCGAACAATTGCAGGAAGATTTTTTGATGCTGAACGACAACGAGAAAACATGTAAGTGTACATGTATTCTGTAAAGGAAGTTAATTCATCAAAGGCAATATAAGAATACTCAGCTGAGTCATACTTTCTAACATCAGAGTCATATTCTAAATGACCAAACTGAATAATTGATCCAGAAGGAAAGACCCAACGCCGCTTTTCTTTATTATACCGACCACCAACGCCAGAATAAATACCTTGATTTTCAGAGCGATTAATTAGTTCAGCTTCAAGTTCAGGATAAGTACGACGAAAGAGAATGCCCTTAAATCTTGGATGGCTGTAAAATCCACGAACAATCGGTAAATTGAGCAGCGCCTCAGATTTTCCACCACCAGCCGCGCCTCCGTAAAGGGCCTCAAAGAAAGTATCTGGGAGGCTCAGGAATGCAGCTTGTCGAGGATGTGGTTTCCAGACTACGTCGGGCACTGCTTGACCTTTTACGGCTTACCCAGCTGTCCAGCTAAGAGCTGCTGGAGAAAATCAATCGCCGCCGTAATAGCAGCAAGTTCAACTGCATTAGTCAGCTTTGATTTGAGCAAAGAAAGCAGACTAAGAGCTGCCGTGACGATAAACTGTTCCCACCAACTAAGTGTAATCATACTTTCCAATTTTCCTTCACTAAAGTATATAAATCACCAGGAGAAATTAACCAAGGATCTCTTGGGAGTATCTTTCCCCAGCACTTTGCTGCAATTTCAGCCCAGACCTCTGAACAGAAAACCTTACTATAATCATGAATTGCGGGATCTTTAAGAGCATAACCAATAAGACCTACTCCATCATATCCCTTACCATCACTACCTTGACAGAATGCTTGCGTTCGTGAAATTTGGTCAAAAGTTAAGTCGATAGGAACTATTTCCCAAAGGGAAGAATCAGTTAAGTCTAAAAACTTAAAGCCTGCACCATAAATTTCTCTTGATGAAAAACAAAAAGCCTTATTTTGCGCGCCACTTAACCAACCCTCAACATGCGAATATGGTGAATTCGATTCACGTGCAATTAGTTTAGACCATTCACTGTCAGAGTTAGCTGCAATTTTGAATGCTAGGACCACTAAGCTGTTCCACCTGCGCCGTCAAAATCCGCAATCAACTGATTCCAGTTAAGGCCATTAGGAGCTTTATTCATAGCTTTATTAAGAGAATCAGTACTAATAACTACGCTTACGTCACCTCCAGCATAGGCTACACAGTACTGCGCAATGGCCCTGTAAGTCAAAGTACCAATCATTCCCCAAGTATCAAACGTAATCCCTTGAAGAGTAGTTCCGACGCCAACCACAAAATGCCCATTAGAAGGATCAGGATTACCAACTGAATCCCAGACGAAACCAGAACCAGAAGGAACCGGATTAATCCATGCATCAGGAAGTTCAATTCCAAAGCAGAGATTTTCAAAGAGCCAAAGAGCCGAGCGAAGTTCTTCCTCAGAAGTTGCATCAACTGCTAGGACTCCTGCAATCTTATGAGTTCCGTCATTTAAAAGTCCATTAGATTTCCAGTAGGCAAACGCAGTCTGCTCGTCTGTTCCATTGTCTGTAGAAGGATCTCCGCTTACATAGCCCCCCTCAGCAGAGTACAAAGAAACTACTTGAGTATCAGTTGGCGCAAAAGGAACTCCTGTGTTGCCTGTCATTAAACTAGCAATGTGAAACTGCCCTGCTTCTACACAGCAACCGAGTGTATCGTTCATATTGATTTGCTGTAAAGAGTTTAGCGCTTTTGCACTGTAGTCAGTTGTAAGAGGAACTCCAGGCATCTTTGCAACGGCTAAGTAGTCACGCAGGGAAAGTCTTCGAGCAGGCCAATGAGGACGACGACGTCCAAGTTTAACTGTGCCATGGGTGGGATGAGCAAGTTGTTTAATTGGCATTGTCGTCGTCCTTAGTTTGCCGTTAAATTTAAGCCCTCAATACGGCAACTATGAGGAGCTTCCTGGATAAGGCCAGATCCACTATGCACAGGGCAAGGAAGATTAGAATGGCCACAATCACACATTTCGCATCACCTACCTTTATTAAAATGGTGGAGTCCCCAAGCTGAACTTCCACCACTCATCTACTCATTAGCTCCTCTAAGAACTAATGAAAACTATTTCTTCTTCGCAGGCGTTCCCCACGTGATGGCGAGGCTGGCCGCGACAGGAGGGGGAGGAGGCGGGGGAGGAACAGTAACTACGGTAACAGTGTCAGTACCAGAAATAGATTCCGTCGTAACACCATCAGGTTCAGTGGCCAGGGCCGTCGCCGTAAGAGCAGCAGCGTCAGGAGTCACAGCCGGAGTAAGCGCAGTGACGATTCCACCAAGAGCATTGTTAGGGTCAGATGCAACAGTAAAGACAGTCGGATCGGAAGAAGTGAAAATAAGGTTGCTAAGTGTAGCCGACGAAGGACCACCTTGAGCATTCAAAGGCGAAACTGAAAAAGTAACAGTTTGGCCGGGATTAAGAGTCACTGGCATTTCGGTCTCCTGGAATAATATGTTTCTTGAATACGATTGTGATACATAACTTGGAGAAGGAATTCCCCAAGTAAACTTTAAATACGTTGCAGGTGATGGCCTAAGCTCATTTAGAATCTCTTTTAACAGTCGACGAAGGACTAAGTTGTCCTCATGAAGAATATCAAGTCGAGATTCAATTCCATGAAAAGGACTTCCTAAAGACATTGGTTTAATAAGCCGCTCAGTTTTAGACTTCCATTTAGCAAGTCTTGCATGGATTGACAGGCGCAAACTTAACGGGCTCCACGACCGAAAGACATTGGCATTTCGGACTCAGCAGTCTCTCCGCCTTCATCGTCCAGACCTTCAGCCCCCCCTTCAGAGCCACCGGCCATTTGACTATGATGAGCAGCGGCCATTTCATGCATTTTTCCGATGCCGTGATGAAGTTTAGCCATCTTAGTATGATGAGCGGCCATGAAACCGTGATGCTCAGGTTTAACTGCTTCCTCTTCCATGGGCTCTTGCATTCCAAAGGACATTATTGTTTTCCTCTTTTTACAGACTTAACGTATTCATACATTTGCGCGCCACGCTTCGCGTGCTGACTAATCAATGAACAAACTACGAACCACGAACTTCAATAGTTTTAAAGGACGACTCAGACCGCAATTCAGGTGCGTATATATGAATTTGAACCTTTGCTTCGTTATCGTCCTTTTGAGTTGTATTAGAAATAACCTTACTCATGCTAGATGCAAAGTTACCTAAGTCCTTTGCACCTAGCTTGGACAGTTTAGTTTCATCAATCAAGTCCAAACTCTGCATGAGTTTAAGAAGAGCAACATCCTGAACTCCCTTGACTTTTTCTTCAACTGCAAGTTTATCAACCTTAGTTCGGCCGATGTCAATATTACGGACTACACTTGCCGTTGTTTCCTGTGACCTAGCAACGTCAGAGTAAGATTCGCCTAAGGCAGTTCGAGTTGCGATATTAATTTTTTCTTCCGGAGTAAAATTAGGGGACCCATCAGTACGGCCTGGTCTATGAAGGGGGATTATGGTTACTTCAGTTTGCGGGCTGGAAGGAGTTGAAGATGAATCGGGCGCGCGCCTAAAACGGTTTACCAAGTTAGAACCAGACTGTAAACGCTCATTAGCCTGTTCTGGAGTTAAGATTGTTGGCATATTAAGTCTTCATTATGATACAATAATACTTGGTCGGCTTCATGGGTCAGTACTAGGCTAGCATGTGCTTAGGGGGCTGCCAAGGAAAATAATCCCAATAACCCCTTTGTTTTCAGTGCCGTTCAAGTAAAATAAGGCTTGCACCATTTGGCCAGGTATGCTATATTGTCTTATCCAGTAGTAAAATCAATAGGAGGGTTGTATCTTATGAGTGTGACTGTCAAGACTTTTTTAGAGGAAGGTAGTAATTTACCTCCAAATATTAGGTTCCTTGAATTTGAGGGGCGAAGAATATTTGGCAATTCTAATGGAGGCACTGATTCTTGGTATGAAGCAATGCTTATTTATGTTAAAGATGAAAAGGTTATTGAATCGTATCCTTTGCGCTTTGAGTTAGATGATAATATATTTACTGTCAAGGAAAAAATTATAGTTGGAGTTAAATACTTACAGGAAAAAGTTGAGGGGATAAAAGGGTGACCGAAAAGTATCAGAAGTTAACACCAACTGAATTGAAAATAGCGAAGTTAAGAGTATTAGGACTAGCCTATAAGGAAATTGCTCATGATTTGAATATAGTTCCTAAGACTGTTCAGTTCCATATTAGACAGATTCATACTAAATTAAACGTGGACTCTTTTGGGAAGTTAATTTGGAGAATGACTGAGTTGGGTTTGTCTCCTTATAATTTTAAGGAAGAAGTTAAGTGGAATGAATTAAGGGAAAGGATATTGTTATGAGATATGAATACATTAGAGTGCCATTTGATTTAGGAGATTTATCTAAACTTAATAACTATAGCATGATTGGCTGGAGAGTTATTCAGGTCATTAAGGATCCTTTGAATCAAGAGTATGCACTACTTGAAAGACCAATCCCAGGAGGATATTATATCCTCCCAGCTGGGATTAGTAAAAGCTACAATAAAAAGAAATAAAGGGACCCTAAAATAAGGGAAAGGATATTACTATGAAACTTGTGAAAGTTGTCATGACACTTGATGAGAAAAGTAAAACCTATTACGTTGCTAATGTCATTCAAGGACCTGGATTTCCGATGGTTGTCTGTGCTCATTGTGGTAAAGGGATTGCTCTTCCGGCAGTGTTACAGCAATGTAGTAACTGTTGTGGAGCTTATGTGGCTGAAGTTATATTTGAAGGATATCAAGAGGAAACAACTAAACAAATTAAGTCCAATGAAATCAATAGGTTGCAATCTTCGAAAAGTGAATTTTGAAAGGAAAGTTACTTGAGAAAAAGGGGACCCTTATTATGAGATTTAAATGTACTTGCAATATTTGCGGCGCTTCAAGTTGGGTTGATGGCTGGGAAGAGGCTGATACTAATTCAGCAGGTGTAGATGAAGATAGCCTAATAGAAGATGCATGTGAACATATTAAGACAGGGGGAGACTACACCCTTACGGATGGAGAGTACTATGACGAAGATTAAATAATCACAAATATCACCAGCTGTCAATAGCGCCCCTCTCGTGGCGACAAGGGACCCGTGTGTGGGGGGTGTACGGGGGGTGTCTATTACGTTGCTGTAGTTCCTTAAAGAAATATCTTGACAAATTGTTCTCAGGTGAGTTAGTATCCTTTATGTAAGGTGCAAGACACCTAACCCCAAACTAAAAGGAATAGACAATATGAAACAACTAACCTATAAAACTCAGTGGCGCGCATTTGAACGGCTTTCCCACTTTGCCCAGGCTGGCATTCTTGAAACCTGGTGGTTCACGCTGAACGGCGAAGTAGTAATTGTGGTCCGCCGCGAACGCAAGCGCAAAAAACTTTGAGTTTTTTCGGCTCGCCTATTGACATAGGTAGGCGAGTCTGCTAGAATTGCTTCAGTGGTTCAGTAGGGCAAGCGATTCTAGCAGGCGCAATGCCTAAATTCGGGTGGCAACCGTAAACAGCCGGAAAAGGAAAGTGACCCAAAAATGACTACGAAAAGCATCACAGTCGAAAAGACGTTTGGCAGCGGAGACAACTCCAAGACTGTCAATAAGGCCGGTACTTGTGTTGTGGCTGAGACTGCCGAGGACATTCTTTCTCTTCTTCAAGAAGACGCGACTTCGCCTGTTGGAAAAGATGCGACCGAGACGGAAATCAAACGGCAACGTAACCGCGTGATCGACTATTTCAACTACGCGTCCGACTTGAAGGCACGCGCAAAACTGACTGCCGCATTGAACAGTGAAAACGTCGATCCTGATAAGGCGAACGAAAAGGCCCTTGAGCAGTTCAATAAGGCGCGTTTGGCCAATGGGAAAGCCGCTGTTGACATGGATAAGTTTCTGCTTATCATGGGTTCGTAAGATTTTCGCCTGTTATTCTGGCCCTGAGTCGAAAGACTTGGGGCCTTTTTTGCGTCTAGGTGATGAAAAGACACGTGGAAGAAAAGGCGAAGGCGCTTCGAATGGCTGGCCTATATAAGGAAGGGCGGGCGAACGGCAGAATAGGCCTTGCAGGGCCGGAAAGTGGCCAAGGTTCGTTCAAAAGCAAACAACCGTGGGTAAGTGCAGGCCAGTTTCACAAACGAACCTAGAACGTTTAAAGACCCCCCTCACCCTCTACCCCCTAGGGGCGAAAGGGGGGACGCAAGTGAATTGCCAAAGTTAAGTTGTTTGTTTTCTTCTATTTTTTCTTTTTTTTTTTTTAATCTTTTTAGACTTTTAATCCCGTTTTAGGCCCGCAATTCGAAGTTTGCCCTCAGTTTGCCTTCTCTCTGCTCAGTAAAATTTACCGGTAAAATTTACACGTAATAATTACCGATTTCATTAAAATCCATTAATGTACTTGCTTGGGAGAGAGAGGGGGTGTATGCTTATGTAGTGAGGCGCCTTCCCTGTAGAATCAACGTTGTAACAAGGCGTAGCAAGCCCATTCGCTACTAGCAGGTTGGCAGCTAGCGGCATGGTAGCGTTAGGCAAGCTGGCAGGGAAGCGGCTTGGCAGACATGAATAACCGAGGAAAATTTGAATGTCAAACAGCAAAAATGACAAGCAAAAACAGTTTGTCCTAGTAATAAGCACTAAAAAAGTCAAAATTTACTGGAATATGATACTAGGACGTTGGGTAGATTACCTAGCTAACGCAAGTCGGTTCAGTGAAGAGGATTTGCGCGACTATGATTTGCCATTCGCAGTTACTATACAAGAGGTAGCAGAATGAGCGACAGTTACGCACGTTGCCACTACATTTCACCAGATGGACTCGAATGTGAACAATGGTTCAAGTCTAATGGTGAATTGTCCCTTTGTCCTGTTCATGCTGGGTCTGTGTCTGCGTCTATGGCGTCTAACGGCATAAACAAAGACCCATACATTGAAAAGCGCAACGCTGCTCAATTCTCACTCTTAACAGCAACAGAAGGCATGTCGACCGTAGCAGAGAAACTAGCCTACTACGATCAACACATTGCAGGCATTGAAAGAGTAATCGAAGAACAGAAAATCCTAGTCCTAACAGCTAGAGCAGTGCGTCAGAATGAACTAGAAAAATTATCGGACACTGAGCGCGAAGCGCGCAGGAAAATTCGGACTCCGAAGATTGAAACTGCTGCACGTGTGAAGCGGTCAAGCTCAGCAAATGACATGGGCAAGGAATTGAAGGCCCGTGAAAAGGCAATTGCTTCCATCATTAGCATGAGAAGCGCACAAGGGAAATCTACAACTCGTGAACAGGCAATTGCTTTGATGGAGATGGATTAAATGTTTCCTTCTGAAAATGATTGGTATGAGGATTGTGAGCGTCCAATTGACCAAATTAATTGTCATGATTGTGGACGTCCTATGATTATTTGGGCTGATATTGAATTATCTCCACCAGACTTTATTTGTGCGCGTTGCAAACGAGGTGTGCCTCCGGAGTGGGAGTACTAGTCCCGTGCGTAAGCACGCGCAAAACCGTATGGTTACATTAAGCTCAAAGGAAAAAATGCAAAATTCAAATGAATGTTTCTTTTGTAAAGAGCCATTAACTTCTGATGACTACAAAGAAGACAAAGTTGAAGTCACTGCGAGCTATATTGCACATAAAAAGTGCGTCGATAAAGCTCTAGCTGAATACTGGTTACATTAAACTTTTAAAAAATAAGACAATGCCATTCCTTAAAACAACCTGCCCAACTTGCAAGAAAGTCTTCGAGTCTTCTCGGGAGTTCTTACTCTCAGGAGTAACCGTTCAAGTCGGCAAGTGTGGCCACTTTCTCAAGTCTGAACAACTTGTAAAGAAGGACGCTTCGGCCATAGTCTCCCTTAAAGGAAAGAAATTATTCCCTTTCCAAGCTGAAACGGTCGATTTCCTTGAAAAGAATAATGCTCGTGCACTTGTATCCCATGAAATGGGCTTAGGTAAAACAGTTTGCGCTTTAGGTTTCCTCGCCCTGCATCCCGAGGCCCTGCCAGTACTTGCAGTCGTTAAGAAAAGCCTAACAACTCAATGGCAGCATATGACAATGGAGTGGATAGGTGAAGATGAGTTTGCCCAAGTTATAAGCACATCCAAAGACACTTTCATTCCAGGCTGTAAGTATTACATTATCAGCTATGACATGGTCCCAAGGATTAAAGATTTGAAAGAGCAAGTTGAGAAAAGAGGAATTAAGACACTCATTCTCGACGAATGCCAACAGATTAAAAATCCTGAAGCTAATCGAACCATAGCTATTAGAGAAATCAGCAAGCTGAAAACTATTGAGCACGTAATAGCCCTCAGCGGCACGCCAATTAAGAACAATGCTCAAGAGTACTTCCCTGTTCTTAACATCCTTCACCCTGAGATCTTCCCAAAGTATGCAGAGTTCGTAAGATGGTGGTGTGATTCATATTGGGACGGTCGAAAGTATAAAACAGGCGGTTTAGCGCGACCTGAAGTTTTTCGTGCAAAGACGGAAAGCTTTATCATGCGACGTGAATACATGCAAGTCCGTGATCAATTGCCTACTTCGGCAGACCCTATCGTTAGAAACTTCAGTTTTCACGAATTGGGCAAGGACGTTGAAGCTAAGTACAAAGAGGCCATGAAGCAATTCATGGATGAAGAGCAATCTGACGGGCCAGCGTTTGCGAAGGAAGCAAATATTCTGAAGTACCTGTCAATCATGAGACATTTAGCAGGCTTGTCACTGATAGACCCCTGCATTGACCACGTAATGGAATTTCTTGGATCAAACGACAGGAAACTAATCATTTTCACTCACCACAATGACGTAGCAGCAGTTCTTTGCGCGCGTTTGGCCAGTTTAATGCAGGAGCTTGAATTAGCCGCACCGATTCGTTTCCAAGCGGGAGACAACGGACCTGCTTTTGTTGAAAAATTCAAAACTGGCCCCCGCGTAGCCATAATCAGCACACTTGCAGGAGGCGAAGGCATGGACGGAATGCAACATTTCTGCCATGACTTAATAATGCTAGAAAGGCAATGGAATCCAAGTAATGAGGAACAAGCAGAAAAAAGGATCTCGCAACGTATTGGACAGACTCACAACGTTACAGCAACTTATTTTATAGCTGTTGGAACTGTTGTAGAGTTTTTCTCAGAAATCGTTGAACGTAAACGTCAAATTGTAACTGAAACACTAGGTGGTCGAGCAGTTGCGTGGGACCAATCCAGCTTAATGAAAGAACTATCAGAAACGCTTGCAACTAGTGGCGCAAGGCGTTGGGGACTATGAGAAAAACAAGATCAAAACAACAACTTCAGAATCTATTGAAGCGCAAGATGGTTATAGATGACAACGAATGCTGGTTATGGACAGGTAAATTAGATACTCATGGGTATGGAAATATAATGATTAGAAGAGTAAGACATTCGGTAAGTAGAGTATCCTTACATGTATTTAAAGACTTTGATTTAAAGTCATCATTAGATGTCTGTCATACTATAAATTGCAAGTCACGACGTTGCCACAATCCAGATCATTTATATGCTGGAACAAGATCTCAAAATATTCAAGATGCAGTAAAAGCAGGAACGCACAGGTCAGGATTTAGCCCCACGATGAAAATAACAATCACAGAAGGGAACAAAAAATGAGAGAACAAAAATTCACAAACACAATTGACTTAGGTGAAAGATGGATTGCATTGCCTAGAAGGAGGAGAAAGAATATGAAAGAATGGCTTAGTGAGTTTGCAATGGTCTTGGTCATTATTGGCCTTGTTTATCTTTTCCTTAGGGTAGGTGCTTGGTAATGTTTGTTTACATTGTTTGGAGAAAATCGAAAATTGTAGACACAATACAGTCTGTTTGGGACTCGGAAGAGGAAGCAAGTAAAGAAGTCATTCAACTTCAAGAGGAGAGACCTTTATCAGGTGGATTTTATTCAGAGAAATGGAAACTAAATGGAAAAAATGATCCTATCATTTGACAGCCAAAACCTAAACGCAATCCAAGCTTGCCCACGTAAAGCCCAATTGCAATTCATTGAGAACCTTCAGCCTCAAACCAAAGCTCCTGCACTTGAAAAAGGCTCATTGCTCCATAACGTAATGGAAATTGCCGATGGACTAATTGGCAACTGTGCAAATTTTGAGTCTGATACTTGGATTGCTCTGTCTGAAGCTGGTTTGTTCAACCTAAGCTCTTCCAATGACCTTACACAAGGAATTCGAGAAGAAAAAGTTAATTTTGCGCTTGAGGCAGGTAAATTCTTCGCTTCAAAACTAGCTATTGACTCTGAAACGGCTAGTTCAGTTCTCTACCAAGCAAAAGAGTACTATGAATTTTACAAAAGTGATCCTTGGTCAACTCTCTGCGTTGAAGAAGTAGCAACTCGAATAATCTACGAAACAGATGAAGTTCAAGTACTTTACAGCGGAAAGATTGACCGAGTAGTCGAACAAGGTATGATCCATGCTCCTATGGATCATAAGTCTAGTGAGCGAAGACAAGATCCATCGTCGCTATCTAACCAATTCATAGGTTATTGCTGGCTACTTGGAATGAATCACATTATTATTGACAAGATTGGATTCCAAAAGACCCTAAAGCCAGTTGAGCGTTTTCAGCGTTATATTCTCACTATTGATGACCAAAGAATTAAAGAGTGGGAAGAAAATACAATTTGGTGGATTAAGTCTTATTGGGAAAATCACCTTAAGACAGGACACTTTCCAATGAACTTAACCTCTTGTGATAAATATGGAAGTTGCACCTATTCATCTATTTGCGAAAGCAATCCTGAAGGTCGTGAATGGAAAAAGGAACGAGACTTTATTATTGGTGAGGTATGGGACGTTGCCTCTGTCCTTGAAGGATCAAAATAATGCTACCTTTCTTTTGTTTTGGTGTAATGTTTGGGGTAATATTAGGAATTGCTATAGGAATAAGGATATGCTAAAAGAAAGTCCTACTCCCGAGCAGTTGGCGCGCTTCCAGGAATTGATGCGGCCGTGCGAATGGTGTGGAGGAAGAGTAGTGCGACGTGAATCATCTGATGACTGCTCTGGATGCCACGGCACCGGCCACCCCGCCATGTTCGCGCGCTGGATGGAACTGGAAGCGGATCGCGCGCGGCTGGATGCGATGATCGATAATCTCTGGCGCATTGAGGTTGCGA